ATAGCCCACAAACCATCAATCACTCGGCACTAGGGGGGATGGTCAACCTCCCTTGCCTGTCAAACCGCCATCTCCGCTTGCCGTGGAAATGCTCCGCGTGGTGGCAATCCTCGCAAAGCAACTCTAGATTGTCGAACGATAAGGTAATTGCCGGGTCATTCACATTCCTCGGTGTTAGCCTTTGCTTATGGTGTACTTCCGCGCCCGGTACGATCTGACCCTTTGCCGCGCACCGTTCGCACAGACCGCCCGCTTTCCTGCGGTAGGCGTTCCTGCATAACTTCCATTCGTTACTCGCGTAAAATTCTGCGATGGTCATTCTTCAAGACCTCTCTTCATTGTTGCATCCACCCCCGCCGCGTGCTGGCTTAAATAAATTGCCTAGATGCTCCCGCCGTCGGTAAGAGAGGAAGAACCCGACGACCCACACAAGTTTGTCGAATGAATAAAAAGCACCTGTTCGGGTGCTTTTCGACGATAGCATTATACACTCTTGACAACTCCGTTTTCCTCCGTTCTTTCAAGGAATTGTTTCACCGCCCACAACGCACGCCCATGAATGACGAACATCTGCGACGGCTCATAGTGGATTCTCTCCTGTACGGCAATCCAATCCAGCCCCTCGACATACCGAAGAGTCAGCACCGTTCTCTGCATTTCATCGGGCACCGATTCAATAGCCCGCAGGATTTCCGCGAGTGCCGAGTCGACATTCGCTTTCGCCGCTTTCAGTTGCTCGGTAGCGTCCGCAATCAGCGCAACATCCTCCGCCATGCGGTCATAGGCACCCCCGCCTTGAATCCTGTCCGGGCGGATTTGTTGCGTTCGTGAATACGCCCTTTCATATGCCGCGTCGATTGCCATTTGCAGAGATACCTGCCGAGCGGCTAGTGCCCTATACCTTCGCAGATAGTCCTTTGCGGGGTTTTCTTGATGCCTTATCATGCTTCCTCCATTCGATGCAAAAATCGCACCTGCTGGTTTCCTTGCCGTAACGCGTGCAGATCCCGAATTGCCGTCCGCACCAATCGTCTTTCCTGCGCCCGTGCTTCTCCCATGAGCGGCAATTGCCGCATAATGGTGTCGTGCGCTCCGCTTGATTGCTCATAGACTCCTTTCTGCGCCCGCCCGGATTCCCGGTGGTTTCCTGCGTTTCATTCGCGGGAGGGTCGGTTCCTCCGGGCGGGTCGCGGTCGGCGCGGCGGGAGTTGACTTCCGCGCCATAGTGCTTGCTATTTGCCTACTAATACTACTGGGTTCCGCATCACAGTACGGTCTTAACCCGTCATAAAGCGGACTACTAACCCCGCTTTATTCCAACTCTTTCGCCACGATCATCACCAGATGATGGTGGTGGCGTTCAGCCCATTCGGTCAGTTCGTCCCAACAGGAGAACAAGAGGTTCACTTCGGTGTCATCGTTAAGAATCGCCGTTGCGCTTATCATCTGTCCCTCCTATGCCGTCTATATCTGCTTTCTTCCCGTGCTTACACCAGAAATCCGGGGTTACGTTTATCTTTAGTTCGCGGCACGCTATGCCCTTCGGCGAATAAAACCGACAGTCTTTGCACCTTGTAACAAATTGAAGCACCTCATTACCTTTCGGTATCAGCATGATTTTTTTCTGTTTGTCAAACCAAGTTTTCAGTTCGCCTTGACATACCGGGCAAAGGTCAAAAGGCTTATCATTCAGCCGCCGCAGAATCAGGTCGTCCTGCTCCAGCATCTGCTCCACGGGCATTTCCGAGCCGCATCGGTCACATATCCTTTTCAGCATCGTTTTCTCCTTTCTCCATATGAGCGCACAATCGGCAGAAAAGGTACACATCTCCTTGGTAGCGCACCCAAACATGCAGATGATTGCGATATATTGACGAATGGCAGTTTTTGCAATACCCAACAAATTTACCCAGATACGGCATCGCCATCATCCTCCAAATATCAGCCACATAATCGTTGCCCAAACGAGTACAGTTTCAGCAATAATCACAATTTCCATCACAGTCAGCCATAGCCTACGCCCCCTTGTCATCGTCTACCTCCTTCTCCCCATCCAGTAACTAAAATTTTTTGCCTTTTTCTTTAGTTATTCGCCTATCAAATCATTGTATTTAAATTCTTCTTTACTGTGGTTGACAATTCACCTTTAAAGATGTATAATACAGATGAACCGCTGAAAGGGCGAATGCCCCGTAGGTGGTGTTTTTCTATTCATCCCTTGTCATCGTCTTCCCCCTCATCCATCTTCGCGCCACAGAACATACAGTATTTCATGCGATTGCAGTTCGTTCGCCATTCCGTTTCCCCACAAACAGAGCAAATCCACTCGGTTTCTCCGCATACATAGCCACCCTTTAGCCACCGCCCGTGCCGCACCGGGTCGATGGTGGGCGCATTGGCTATCTGCCATGTATCAACATAATTGTATGCACCCGGTTTGAGCGATTCAGCAATCAGCGCATCAGCATCAATCAGCCTCATCGTCTTCCCCCTTTTCTCCGTCCGCACAAAACCAATTTGGTGTTGTGCAAATTTCCATTTCCATGCAGTTGCCAAATGGTAACTCCTCATCGCCGTCAAAATGCTTGCAATCTTTGCACAGCACAAGTGGCCTGATTTCAAACTCCCCATCGTGGGGAACCATTAATAATGCCTTGAATCTCATACGCCCTCCTCAAAACGGCTGAATGCCGTCCGTCTTCTCGCCCACGATGGGCATGATGGTGATCTCCACCCTCGGATTCTCTCTGTCTAAATCCACCCGGCTGCCATCATGCGCTGCCACGATGGTGCTGCAATCGTCCTTCAGCACCCCCGCATCCACCAGGATGTCGCAGGTCGCTTCCAACAGGTTGCACAGGTCTACCCTTCGCCGGGTGGGCATATAATACACGCACCGCAGGTTCACCGCATAGTCAATTCCCTGTTTCGCTTCGGGCGGGATATAGGCCAGACAGGCTTTGCGGTAGTCTTTATATGCCTTGCTGGGGATGATCATCGGTCGCCCAGCGTAGACCAGCTGCTGGCTGTTCTTCTTCGTGATCGGCGTTCCTGGAATGATGATATTCAGCGCCCCGCCCATTTCGCCGCCCTCCTTCTGCTGTGGTTCAGCGCCGGAAAGCGCCGTTCCAGCGCTTCGCCTGTCTGGATAAGGCTGGCAATGTATGCATATTCGCCGATCTGGCGATGCCGCATTTGTTCATACGCCCAGACCTCACGGCACATCTGCGTCAGGGCGCTTTGCACCTGCTTCTTCTTGCCTGTGATCCTCATTCGCATTTCACACCACCCCACAAGGCAAGCAGGTCAGCCAGGATGCGGTTCGTCACCTTCTGTTCCTGCAAGATCTTTTCCAACAGGGCGTTGACGGCGAAGTCGCGCTTCTGGTCTTCGTTCACCTGCGGCTTGCCGTCCATCGGGCGGTTAAAATACCGCATGGCATAGCCGATGACCGTTTCCGGCACATGAACGCCCATGCTTTTGTTATCCCGGATGCCTTCAAACGCCCGCACCACACGCGAAACGCTGACGGCACTCAACCCGGTCAATTGTGCGATCTTCTCACAGGTCAGCCCCTTCAAACTGGCTTCGTAAATGCTGACCGCCGCTTCATAGGTGGTTTTACAGTTCAATGACTCTTTGAATGTCACGCTTCCATCTCCTTCACATACTTCTTCAGCTGGTCGATCATCCACTCATGCGGCGCGTTTGCCAGGTAATGAAAGGTAATGCTTTTATCGCGCCTGTTGTAGATGACCTTCCCGATCTTGATCTCGCCCGTGCATTCAGCGAATTTGTATGCCTGTTTCCGTTTTTCATCCAGCGTTCCGTCAGGCCAGTAGTCCACGCACGGAATGCTCGGTTTTGCTACCTCCATTTGGACACCCCCAAAGTCTTTTCTTGTTTGAATGCACAAGGCGGCTTTTTAGCCTTGTGCTTTCAAATGAAAGACTACACAACTGAACACTCAAACCTTTTATATACTGGTTTGTGCATTTGTGCATTTGTAAACGCGCCCCCTGTCCCATCCGTATCCCAGTTGCTCAAGATGCCTTTTTATCGTCATGCTGGATACTTTCATATCTGCCGCATACTCGTTCACCGTGCGGTACTCACCGCGAAAATACATATCTCCCTCAAGCGATGAACGAAGGGATTCTACGGCGGTCTGCTTCTTTGCTGCAACGGCGATCGCGCCTTTTTCCCTGCCGTACTCCAGGGCGCGGGCTTCTTCCTGAAGTCTTGCGCCGTCCAGCAAGCCGCCCGTGTCTTCGATATGCTCCGGGTAGGAGAAGAACAGCATCTTGGGTTTCTGCTGTGCGAATTCACGCAGCGTCATTTCCAGTTTCCAGGCGGTCACGTTTTCGCCGTACTTTGCCGTGACCTGATCGCGGATATCATCGCTGATATTGACTTCCATCATATCCAGCATCGCGTCCGGGTCGCGTGCGAAAACGCCGCTTCCGCTCGCCCTGTCCATACTGGCCTTCTGGCCTTGTACGCCCTTTGAATGATGATGGGTGAAGATGATGCTCGCGCCTGTCGCGGTCGCGATTCGGTCGATTGAATTGCAGAATTTGGTAACCTGATCAGCTGCGTTTTCATCGCCGATGCCAAGCTTATAGATCGGGTCAAGGATCACGGCGGCGTATTCCGTGCTTCGCATCGTGCGGATGATGCGCGGCACCAGTTTTCCCAGTTCCTCCACCCGCCCGCGCAGGTTCACGATGTCGATGCTTTCCATGTGTCTGTTCTCGATCTCCAGGGTCTTGTACATCCGATCCATGCGGTCGAAGAACGATGCCGGGTCAAGTTCCATGTTAAGATACAGTACCTTGCCCTGTCGGCATTCGTAGCCCAGCCATCTGATTCCCTCCGCGATGCAGATCGCCAGTTCGATCAGGGCGAAGGTCTTTCCGGCCTTGCTCGGCGCGGAAAGGATCATCTTATGCCCGCAGCGCAGAATGCCTTTGATCAGTTCCGGGCGAAGCGGCGGCTTGTTCTTCATCACTTCAGCCAGGTTCTCTTTTTCCAGCGGCTCAATAGCGTCATTCTCGATGTAGCTGCGCCATGCCACGAAATCCGGCTCGCCGATGTCATGCGCTACGATGTATTGCCAGTTCTCCCCGCGCTTGAATCCGGGAAGGCGTGAAAGCCGCGCCGGGTTCTTGTCCTGCGTATCCACGTTCAGCCCATGCTTCTGGCAGACCGTGTATAGGTAATCCACCCGTTCTTTGTATTGCTTGTAGTCGCATGCATCGATGCTCACGATGGCGTGAAGGGATTTACCGCCGGAATGCACCAGCATCTTGATGGGCAGACGCAGATCCTGCATGAGCGTGAATTGCGCGTCAATGCTCTGCGAATCGCTTTCCACCAGGGCGTAGCGATAGCTGGTCACGTTTGCGTTCCCGCGCCCTTTGCCGTCCATCGGATTGAAACACACCCATGCACCAGCGCCGTCCTGCGTTGTGCCGAAGGTGTCGGTCAGATCCGGGCTTCGCCGGATGGACTCAAGCAGTTCTCCGCATGTCCGGGAATGCGTGCCGCCGTAGGGCTTGTATTTGCCGTCTGCGTCAGCGTAGGCGCTGGTAACATAGCAAACATGGTCATCTGCGTCGAACAGCGCGGTCAGGTAGTCCGTCACATCCCTGACGGGGTTGTAATCCTCTCCGGGTGCCGGGAGCGTCATCCAGGTCTTTTCATGGTGCCAGCCATCCCCGTCATCCGTGATCAGATCATCCCAGTTATAGGCGATGCTGGTTTCCTTGGTGAACCCGCGCTCTTCTGCCATATGGTAAAGTGTGCCGATGGTCACTTTTTCCATGCCGTTGCCGAAGGTCTTCCATTTACGCTCGCACTCGCCGGGGTGGAAGCGTGCTGGGTCTTTCGCGCTCCAGTCTGCCCAGGTGGAACAGGGGAGGCCCTCGTCATGAAGGGCCATCCCCACGTTCACCCAGCCCAGATAGTCCAGGTCGGCAGCGCGGACGGTGTCAAGCAGTTCCCGAAGGGTCGCGTTATCGATCATAGTATTTCCCCTTCATCCAAGAATGGATCTTTTCGTGGCACTCAAGACACAGCGTCACGCCGTTCTCGATGTCATATTGGAAATCTGGGTATTCCGCTTTGGGGAGCAGGTGATGCGCGTGTAGGTTTTCGCGTGACCCGCATTCGCGGCATTGATAGCCATCGCGTTCTTTTACTTTCTTCGCCCATGCGTTCAGCGTGCGCTGCCGATGCCGATCAATAGACGCATTTTCACAATGCTTCACATTTTGATACCATCCGCAAAACGGCGACAGGCACTCGCAGCGGTAATGGACGCTGTTGTTTTCGTACTGGACTTTGATGTATTTCACGGGATAGCTGCAGACCGGGCATTTTTGAAATTCTTCATGATATCCGCATTTTGCCGGATCTTCGAGTATCAGCATCAGAACGCCCCCGTGGTGTACGCTTTCTGGCTCTGCTGTTCGTCTTTGTCAAAGAATTTATCCACCCGGTTGGTCTTGCGTTCTTCGCCGTTCGCGGTATAGGTGTCCACCTTCACACGGCAGCGCCCGGTCAGCCCGGTAGAGTTGGGGATCGCCGCCCAGCTGACAGGCTCGCCGTGCTTTTTCTGGCCCACGGAACGCAGGAAAGCGGACGCTTTCCATTCAAACTTGCTCAACAGATAGATGTTCTCGCAGGTAAAGCCCTCGCCCAGGCTGCCGCCGTCCAGGCGAAGATAGACCTTCGCCAGATTGCACCCCGGCATAGTGGAGCCGTTGCCGTTATAATAGGTCTTTTCGACCTTCACAACGGAAAAAGGATAATTGCCTTCCGGCAGAATCACGGTTTCGCGGCTCTCCGTGCCGTCATCGGTGATCATGTCATTCCAGTTGTAAGTCTTGTTGATTTCGCTCATTTTTTCTTTCCTCCTTAAAACGGCAAGTCTTCGTTCATGCTCTTTTGTACGGTCAGCATAGCGTCTTTTACGGCATCCCACGCCCCGATCAGGCAGCCTTCGATGAAGCCCGCTTCATAGTCGCGGGGGAGAGCGGTGGCTGGATAATAACCCCTCGCGGCGACCACGCTGGTCAGGTATTCCACTTTTGCCAGCCCAGCTGCGGTCATGTTCTCCCAGACAGTTTCCAGCAGCTTCGTCTTATCGGGGTCTTCGCTGACCATGCTGTCGGGGATCCCGGCCTGGGGGATAGGCAGATCCTCCGACTTCTTTTTCTTCTTCGCGCCCAGGCCCTTGATGCTCGCGCCGTTCGTTTCCAGTTCGGATCCCTTCGCGTTAGCGTTGGAATCGTACGCCTTCGGGATACGGGCGATTTTCTCATAATCGAAGGGCATTTCCTCCGGCAGACCGAAGCGGTTTTTCGCATCCCAGCACGGGTTATGCTGGGCGTACATCACGCGCTGCCCACCGTTGGCCTTCATCGCGCCCGTGCTGGTCTTGATCACGTTCGTCTTGTAATTCACGAAAAGCACCATGTCGGCCCATTCCTTGACGATGGGCGAAACATTCTTTTCATTCAGTTTCAGCGCCCAGCGGTCAAAACTGCCCATCTCATCGGGCAGTTCAAACTTCCGCAGGATGGCGTGGGCGACCAGCACGATGTTCACGCCCTTCCCGCACAGATCCGTCAGCTGCTTGAGCAGCTCGCTGATCTCCTCCTTGAGGTACACATAGCCTTTCCCGTATCCGGGCGCTTCGATGCTGTTCCAGCCGTTCTTGTCGCAGATATATTCGGCTGCCATCTTCTCGGCCCAGTCCATCGTATCGATCACCAGCGTTCCCAGTTCGGTGGGATGCTGGAGGAAATAGGCGACCGTGCGCTTGAGTTCTTCCCAGGTGTTCACGCCTTCGACCCGGTTTACATCCATGTGCCTGGTGCTGCCTTCGGTGTCGATGAAGATAGGCGCGGGGTGTTTCGCGGCGAAGGTGGTCTTCCCGATGCCTTCCGGCCCGTAGATGACTTCCTTGACAGCGCCGCCGATGATTCCTCGACTGATGTTCATCCTTCGTTTCTCCTTATTCTGTTTTGTTTGGTTCGCTTTCGGGTTCTACCGCACCGATATCTTCCAGGGCTTTTGCCAGCGTGTCATATTCGCGCCAGCCGTCATGATCGTTCAGCCCAAGCGCCATACAGGCACGGAAAAAATGCAGGTGGGCATGGTATAACTCCTGTTTCACTTCATCCATTGACAAAATGTGTCCATCGGGGTATAATGCTGTTGGTGAATTTTCATCTCCCTTCTGATCCTGTGTTGCAGCACAGGGTCTTTTTTTGTCGGTCACTTTACCCTCCTCCTTTCAATTTCAGCCGTTTTCACAGCCCTTACAGGCGTTTTCCTGTTCCCCTGGGGGAAGGTTGCCTTCTGGGCTATCCACGCCCGCAGCGCCGTTTCTGTGACCCGGAAGGGCGTTTCCAGATGCACCATATCGTGCATATGGCGGTAGGCGCTTCGTCTGCTGGTCTTCAGTACCTGCGCCACATCGTCAGCGGTCAGCAGCCGTTCCATGCTTCACCCTCTTCCGTGCCAGAATGATGTCTTTGTGCTTGGTGTAGTAGTCCCGGTGGTAGGCGTTGTATTCTTCGCGGTGTTCAGCCCGGTACCGCTGGTAGTATTTGCGGCTGTATTCCCGGAATTTCGCCCTGTTTTTCGCCGCCCATGCGCGGTTGTAAGCCCGCCTTTCTTCCAGCGTCACACCAGCCGCCCCCTTCGGTTAAAGTTGTTGGGGTACAGGCTTCGGATCTGGTTCAGTTCGCGGTGTTCACGCACCTTGCGGATGATCCAGCCCGGTATCATGCACACCATGCCCACCAGGCACGCCGCCGTGCAGATAATCAGCCACATAAATGCCGCCGCCATTCTCATTCCTCCTTCCTGATCAGTTCGTCCACCGTCACCCCCAGCGCGGCAGCAAGTTTCAGCGCTGTCTTTAGTGCTGGCGTTCTTTTCCCCGACTCAACCATCTGTATGTATTGCTGGGTCACACCGCACTTTTGTGCCAGATCCGCTTGACTCAACTTCTGGTTGATCCGAAGGGTAAAAATATTATTCAGCAATGGCATCCCTCCTTTGTTACAACTTCTGGTTCATTATAGCACAACGAAAAGTTGTTTGTCAACACCTTTTTAACAAATTATTCAACTTTTTTTCGTTTGCCACCAAACAACATTCAGTTGTATAATAAAGAAAAAAGGGGTGGGCTTATGAATCTCGCCGAGAGCATCCGCTATCATCGCATGAAGATGGGCTTGTATCAGGCTGACCTTGGTCGCGCCCTCGGCGTTACCGCCCAGGCTATATCAAAGTGGGAAATGGGCAAGGCTGAACCCGATAGTGAAAACCTGATGAAACTGTGCGAAATGTTTGAAATATCGGTCGATGAATTATTAGGCCGCCGCACAGCGCAGGAACAGGCCAGCATGGACGGCCTGATGCTGGATGAAAAGCGTATTATCGACCAGTACCGCCGTCTGACTGATGAAGGCAAGGCAAAAGCCTTTGAATACCTGCTTCTTCTTCAGCATCAGTACAGGAGGGATGACGATGCCCAGACCTAAAAAGCCGCACCTGAAGCGCAGATCAGACGGCAGATACAGGTGCCGTTATCAGGGTATCGAATTCTATGGCGATACTGAAGCAGAAGCCCTTGAAAAACGCGAAGAATACAAAAAGACCCTTGTGCGCGGTGTTCCCGGCATCGTGGGTCTGAAAGCCTATGCCGCTGAATGGCTGCCCGTGCATAAGGCATCGGTCAAGGACTCGACATATAACGGCTATGTGACCATCTTAAACGCCCTGATCGAAGGCTATGAAACCATGCCCCTGTACGCGCTGACTTCTGACGATGTCGCGAAGATGTACGCCAAACTGAACGGCAAAAGCGCGTCCTACATCCACAAGGCTTCTATCCTGCTGACCGCCATTCTGGACAGCGCCCTGGATGCCGGGTACATCCAGCGGAACCCGGCACGCGCCCAAAGCGTGAAGCCGCCCAAAGGCACCAAAGGCACACACAGACCCATCACAGACGAAGAACGCGACCTGATCCTTTCCACGCCGCACAGGATGCAGCTGCCCGCCCTGATCATGCTATACTGCGGTCTGCGTAGGGGTGAATTGTTAGCCCTGACCGCCGAAGACATCGGTAAGACCATCCAAGTCAATAAGGCCGTGTACT